TCACTAATGCCAGAGAAAATAGACTGGTCAGCCTTGACAGATTACGAAAAAGAAGATAGTACTAATTCAAGTCAGACGTTTGCTTGCAGTGGTGACGTATGTGAAGTAGTAGATATAGGAGCTTAGATGGAACAAGAAGATTTTACAATAGAAGAAATGTTGGATGAGATAGGAGATGTAGACCTAGACACTGTAGTAAATAAGCCACCACACTATGGTGATGGCGAGATAGAGTGTATTGATTATATGAAGGACAACATGGATACTATGATGTTCATGGGTTACTTAGAAGGTAACTGTAAGAAGTATCTACATAGGTACAGATACAAAGGTAAACCTGTAGAAGACCTGAAGAAAGCTAGGTGGTACTTAGACAGGTTGATACAGGATATGGAAGGAAACTAAATGTTTACTGCTATAATTCTAGCTTGTAATGTTTCAGTTACAGACTGTAGAAGCTTTGGTACACCTAGAGTTTTCAACACAGAGAAAGAATGTCTAACGTCTATGGCTGATGGTAGGCTACAAATTGAGTCACAGGGTTGGATGGTTTTAGATTCTCATTGTTACCATTGGGGGCAGAAGGTATAAAAAAGGGGAGCTACTTAGGCTCCCTCATTTCTTTCTTTTCTTTCCTGATGCTGTTGTGGACCAAGATACTCTCTTCGGTCCTTTCTTTTTGGCAGCTTCCTTCTTGGAGATTCTTCCTGCCACCGACTTCGGGCGACAGGCTGGATACGGACGCTTGCTTCCCTTTGCGCTCTTGCGTCCACACTTCTTGCCAGTCTTAACATCACGCCAATCCTCAGCAAACCATTTACCCAAGCCGCCTTTAGCCATTAGCCTCTAGCCTTCTTCTTTGCTGTAGCACTAAGGTCTTTGAAGTGGTACAACCTCTTACTTGTTTTACTGTGAGTCTTACCTGAGTGTACATGTCCGTTAGGCATCTTGTGACTAGCACCTTTGTACTCTTTGCCATCTCTGAAATAATGTTTTACACCTTTAGCCATATCAACAACACTCACATTCTGGATTACATTTACGGTTTCTTATCGCACACCAAAGTCTTTTCAAGTATCTTCTCATTACGCTTTCCTCTTCACTCTGTTATCTGCACCCTTCCACTTACCACCTTTGGACTTGTACCATTTAGCTGCCCAAGCATTTGCGTAAGCTGAAGGGTATACCTTAAACTTTTTCTTTGCTGCTGTTTTAGCTCTTGACCAAAGAGCAGGATTAGTTGGTACTGATTTAGCCATTACTTAACCTCTTACTATTTCTTACTTCCCATCGCAGTAAACCCAAAGTACGCTCCCACAAGTGCTGATACAGATACAACGTAGATGTTAGCTATGTCAGCTATCAACATTGCAGCAGTCTCTTGACCAATTACAGTACATAAAAAGATACCTGCAGGGTATAACACCATACCTGAGAGAGCAAACCAAGTCATGTTGCGTTGGGCATCACGCTTGGCATCGTCATCCTCAATTTTTCTACGTCTATCTTCTAGGTAAAGCTGACGCTCTTCGGCATCTAGCTTACCGTTCTTATCTAAGTCGTACTCTTCTACCATTATAAATCGACCCAACCCATAGCGACTAGTAAACCTAGTGCCCCTCCACAAATCAACAAGAATATTACTACAGTAATGAACGCCATCTCAGCGTTCTCTTTCATGCGTTCAGCATCTATTCTTGCCTGTCTCTCCGCTTCTTTTCTTTCTTGAGCAACTTCTCTACGAAGTTTGAGTAGTTCCTGATAAGCAGAGTAGCCAATAGTGTTAACAATGAACTCTCTCAATTCTTCTTCAGCCTGTTTAGCCTGTTGACGTTTCATAAACGTGTCCAGAGCTTCCTCATTTGTACTACTAAATGGGCTTTGCTTCTTCTTTTCGTGGTCTTTCTTTGCGCTGTCTACACTGTCAAAGAAATTACCTAGCTCTTTGGACATAGAGGCTATGGTTCTGCCTGCACTTATGCCACCCTTGACCATCGCTAGTGCGCTGAGTGGATCAATCATAGTTAGTGCCTCGGATCAAGCATATCTTTGTGGTCTCTATTGATGAACTCAAGTGTCCTTTCTAGCAGTGCTACCCTTTGTTGTAGCTCAACTATACGCATTATACTCAAGCTCATACCGTCTATCTCTTCCCATAACTCGTCAGTCTCATCGTATACGTCTGCTTCCATCTCAGCCATGATACCAACTGCTTCGTTTATGTTGTCTTTGTTCTGCTCAATATCTCTTAGCATATTTACTTTATCAGTAGTATTGCTTTGAGCATCAAGAACTGCGACAGTTTCTTCAAGGTTGGCTATTATAGAAGCTTGCTCACTAGCATACCAAACCATCCCACCCAAGGAACTGCAGACAATACCAATTACTGCTATATTTACTTTAGGTAACTCCATCTACTCTACCACTTCTTACATGACCAGTATCGTGCAGTCATCTTATCTTTAGCTGTATCACACTTATGCCTTGCACGAAAAGATTTTCTACGTTTAGGGTTATTCTTTTTGATTGTCATGTTGGCATCACCAAACCTGATGATCTTTTCTTTACCACCCTGACAAGCCTTGACAACAAACTTCTTACCGCCAGAAACCTGACGCTTAGGGCTGTTACACTTCATCTTTGATTTGTCTATTTTAGCCACGATACCTACCAAATGTTATAGTTTTAAGAAATCCTCTCCATATTTCTATTGGTGACGGTAGCATCCAGCCTAGTACAGCTAGTAGTATCATCCACATAGGTATGTCTTGGTTTAATACCTTGACGTTACCTGCGTCACCATCAATGCTGAAGTTACCTTCTGACTGATCTACTGATACGTTCTCACCTGATATGTCTCTACTCTGGTCAATAGCTGACTGGTTGTTCTCTTTACCTATCTGTGTGTTGGCATTTACGTTAGTGCCATCACCCTTGCCTCCACCACCAAGGCTTCCCATTAGTGCTAGAGGTGACAGACAGCCACCTAGAAATAGTACGAGTGTTAGTGCTAGTGCTAGTTTCATCAATCTAGTTTCCCTAAGTTAATTTCCCAAGAAGTTCCTTGACCTTCTGGAACACCTAAAGCTGCAGCCCATATACGTAACCTTTGAAGGTAGGGTCTTGGGTCTCCGTTCTCGTCAGTTAAAACTTCAGTCGATAGTTCTCTATACTTATCCATATTGCCAGCTTCTTTATGTACTAAAGCTTGTTGAAGTTTTGTACCTAAGGGTCCAGTGTTAAAATCGTAAACATCTCTAACTATTAACTCACCTTGTTCATTTAAAAATACGTTACCATCAGCAGTTTGACCAATTAAGGTAGCCATTCTAAACTCAGGTGATGTTACTGTTCCTGTAGCCATAGTAGTAATGTCTTTCATCAACACACTTTTTTCCTCAAACCCCCAATCTTCATAAGTAAACTTACTACGTCCTTCATCTAAAACTTTTTTAGCTGCGCTCTTTATAACGGATACGTCTGCTGGTGCAAAGTCATCAACAGTTAAATCTATTTTTCCATTGTTGTTCATAAACTCAGCAAACTTAGAAGCATTTACAGGTAAAACAGGGCTAAAAAAATCTAGTACAGGAATTGCTACAGTTGATAATACCTCAGGACTAGGTATAAGAGAAGAAGGACTTAAAACAGGTAAGTTATTATCTGTCTTTTTCTCCTGAGTTTTTTGATCTACATTAAAAGAAGGTATACTTGGTTCAGGAATCCTGCTTACCATAGATGACACACTTTCTTTTATATCTGTAGACTCAGGTACTAATTCATAAGCCGCTTCTGCAGCATCAGCTACAACCTCTGCACCACTAGCCATAGCTTTAGATGCGTTGTTAATTACTGTGTCGAAGAAAGATGGTCCTTGACTTACAGCTTTAGTTCCACTTTCTACTGCAGCATCTACAACAGTTTCTACTAACCTACCTTTGTTCCAACTACTAGCCATTACCAACCTCTGCTATTAACTTGTCGAGAGTTGCATTGTCTACGTGTTTAAAACCTTCCCAAACTTTTCTAAGGTTCT